TTTCGTCACCGGGCTCACCGCCCTCACGCGCAAATACGGCGTTGCGATCCGCTCGTTCGGCGGCGCCTTCCGCGACGTCGTCTACGTCGCCGATATCATCAGCGGGGACCTGTACGCCGAACTTCCCGAGTCCTGACCGTTCACCGAGCGCGGCGCCGCCATAGCGCACTCCAGAGGCCATATAATGAGAAAAGAAAACCACTTCTCGGTGAACGCTATGCACCAGACGCAAGGTAAGGTAAGCCTTCAGTTCGCCAGAGAACACGCAGAAGAGATTGTGCGGGTTACCCATGAGCACGGTTTGGAAGAGCCCCGATACGTGGACTACGGTGATCCTAAATACGATCTGACCCTCCTTGTAAGGCCAAACACGAATACCTCGCTGCTTGATCTCACAGCGGCGATGGTGGAACTCGAGGATCGCCTCCACCACACCGTCTTTATCATTACAGAGACAGAACTGAGCAAACGCGGGCAGGATGTACCGTTCCACGCGATTGTGAGAACCGTATGAGCCGGCCATTCGAGCAACTCGTCCGCGACATCAGCGCCTCTGCTTACCTCATCCACAAATATGTGGTCGGTCTCAACGAGTATGGTTTCGAGCACAGTCAGCAGGTCCAGGACGCGGTTACGTTCCGCTTGACTGTGATCGGGGAAGCCGCTGGGGACATTATTGATAGGTGCCGGAGCGACCTAGACCACGCTTCAAGTGTTGCGGCAACCGCCGACTACGATATGCCTATGACGCTTAAGCTGTTCCGTCGTATGCGTGACAAGTTGATTCACTCGCACTGGACGATCGACCACACAATCTTGTGGAACACAGCACAAGAGGACGTTCCCAAGCTAAATAGGGAGCTCATGCGATCCCTACAGCATCAACTTTAAGGCAGTCGCACCGGCGTCGGCTGCCTCATTAGCGAACAACACGCCATCCGACTCCCGGGTGACCGGCTCACCCGTCCAGTCCTGCCACCGACGCACAATCACGTCCACATATTTGGGGTCGAGCTCGATCAGACGCGCAACGCGCCCCGCCTTCTCCGCCGCAATCAGCGTCGTCCCCGAACCACCGAACGCATCGAGCACCACGTCGCCCGGCCGGCTCGAATTGCGGATCGCTCGCTCCACCAGTTCCACCGGCTTCATCGTCGGGTGCAGGTCGTTGCGGGCCGGCTTCTTGATCTGCCAGACGTCGCCCTGGTCGCGGTCGCCGCACCAATGGCGCTGCGCCCCCTCGGCCCAGCCGTACAGGATCGGTCCCCTCGGCCCACCCGTACAGGATCGGCTCGTATTGCCGCTGGTAGTCCGCGCGCCCGAGCGTGAAGCGGTCCTTGGCCCAGATGATGAACGTCGACCAGCGGCCACCCGCCTCGCGGAACGCCGCCTGCAGTACGTCCAGCTCACTGGAGGACATCGCCACGTAGATGGCCCCTCGGCAGTTGGAAATCGTCGGCGCCAACGCTGCCAGCAGGAAGTCGTAGAAGCCGCCGCCCAGGTGCAGGAAGTCGTAGAAGCCGCCGCCCAGGTTGTCGTTCAGGATGGCCCGGCTCGTGCCGCGCTGCCACCGCCCAGGTTATCGTTCAGGATGGCCTGGCTCGTGCCGCGCTGCCGGTCCTTGGCCGTGTTGGCGTAGTTCACGTTGTACGGCGGATCCGTGAACACCATGTCCGCCGGCTCGCCCTGCAACAGCCTGTCGTAGTTCTCCGCGACGGTCGCATCCCCGCACAGCAACCGATGCCTGCCCAACACCCAAACGTCGCCCGGACGGGAGATCGCTTCCTCGGGCACTTCTGGCAACACAGACTCCTCCGCCTGGCCGTCGCCCTCCACATCGTCCAGCTCGTCAGCCAACAGCGCATCGATCTCGGCGTCGTTGAATCCGGTCAGGGCCAGGTCGTAGCCGGCGTCAGCCAGTTCCGCGAATTCCAGCGCCAGCAGCTCGTCGTCCCAGCCCGCGTCGAGCGCGATGCGGTTGTCGGCGAGGATCAACGCGCGCTTCTGCGTCGGCGACAGGTGCGCCAGCTCGATCACCGGCACCTCGTCCATGCCGAGCTTGCCCGCGGCGGCCAGACGCCCGTGGCCCGCGATCACGCCGTTCTCGCCGTCGACCAGGACCGGGTTGGTCCAGCCGTACTCCACGATGCTGGCGGCGATCCTGGCCACCTGCTCATCGCTGTGGGTCCTGGGGTTCCTGGCGTAGGGAATCAGCGCCGCGACCTGGCGGTACTCGACGTTGGGCAGGTTCTGTTTCGGGTTCCCAAAAAGAAGCGGCCCGCACGGAAGTGAATCCATTGCGGGCCGCGTGGAAATGAAAACACTCGCCGACGGGCGAGCAATTGAATCTCTCAGGGCGCGGATAAAGCACACGATTGCAGGCAATCCCGTGCATCAGGCGAAGCATGTGACTGAGCTTAAGTTGCCGGAATTGCGCTGGCGGCAACCTCACATAAGGCGCGCCCCAAAACATATCTGCTTGAAACAACTTTCAGGATAAGCACGAGTCGATTCCACCTAGCATTTTGGTGAGCGTTGCGACCGGTTCCGGCGCGTTGCGCAACGCTTGCTGGCAAACTCACGGGGGAGCTAACGCGCTCCGAGCATTGCCGGCCTTCATCTATCGAACAGGTGCGATGCGCCCTGATTTTTGCGCCACTACCACGATGATGCTAAAGGGGGTACAACATGTCTGATGTGGATATCGAAGCACAAGATGCCGGCCAAACTCTGGTTCAGGTCATCAGCATTCCGAGCGGCGAGACGTGGGTTGCAATCCAACTGCCATCTCAATATCGTTACTTCGATTTCGTATTCGAGAATGTCAGCCCAACCAGTTCGGGCTCCGTGTTGGTGGCACAGATGGCTCCGCAGTCCGGCGGGGTCTACGGAAGCAACTACTCCGGCTCGGGCTGGGGGAATGATCTTGGCGGCGGCGGGTTTTACGGATACTCGGAGACCAAATGGATGTGTCTCTGGCCGGCAAACCGTAGCGGCCCCAGCAGCAAGACCGGCCTCTACGGAACCTGCAAGCTCATGAACCTCAACCAGAGCAGTGCAGTTCCCTCTGTGACCTCCAACCTTTTCGCCCCAACCGCGTACAAGAATGAACCCGGCTATGCCAACGTTGGGGGATGCTGTCAAAAGATCCGTGGGCTGGCATCAAGCATCCAGTTCGCTTTCGCTCTTGCCGGCGGAAATGTCCCTCAAAATACGGACACATTTAACGGTGGCACCATCAAGGTCTACGGCTGGAACTGACTAGCGTTGCCGCGCGAGTCGAGCGACACCACGGCGCACTGACGTTTGCACACAGCCGTCATGACACCGGGGTTGCCCGTTGGAAGGGTGCGAACCACGAACCATGCAAACCTCGGTTCGCACCCTGACGGTAGGCAAGCCTTGCGCTTGTGCCTCCCGTATTGCGCTTTGGCCAGGAAGGCCCCCTTCGCCCCCCTTGGGGCCTCGCGCCCCTGCGCTCATGTCGTCACGATAGGCGTTAATGCACCGCTTTTCGGGGGAGATGCGACACCCCCTTTTTGCGTTGGCTTATCAACCGTTAGCAACCCTTCGCAATATTCCGCAGGCGTTGCCAATATTGCGTAATTTCACACACGGCCAACCTGCTTGCCACCGTTGAGCCGGTCGACCACCGTCTGCATCGCGCGTTGCCAGCGCCGTTGTACCGTCTTGACGCAGCACGCATAGCGCTTGGCGATGTACCGCCATTGCCAGCGCCGTTGTGCCGTCTTGACACAGCACGCATAGCGCTTGGCGATGTACCGCCATTCGTCGCCTTGCGCGCGCATCCAGACAAGATGTCGGTGGTCCACTTCCAGCCACTGCACCCACCGCATCGTCTCCAGCATCCGGTCGATGGCCGCGGGACTGGGCGGATAGTAGTGACGCGGCTGGTCGTCAGCAGCCAGGCGTTCCCATTGCTCGCGCACGATGTGCGGCCAGACTCGGAAGTAGCCCTGCACGCGGACGGGCGGAAGCGTGCGCCCTGTACGCGCTGCCTCCTCGAAACGCGCGGCCACCGAATCGGGTGTCCACGCTCCCGATCTACCTGTCATGGCGCTGGCCTCCTCCGTACAGTCGCTCACCGATGCGGCGGATGAATTCGCGTTCGATGAAGTCCAGGCGCTCGTCGGTCTCGTTCACCACGAGGATGCGCTGGTCCCGCCAACCTTGCCGCTTGAACGCTTCGAGATCCGTGACCTCAGGTTGCGTGCGGGCCAGTGCGGAACGATAGGCCGGTGTAGGGATCTTCATGTCCCACCTCCCGTGTCTCGGTCGTCCAGAGATCGCAATGCCCGGCCGGATTTGGTGCCCGGGCCCAGGGCGAGAATGGTCGTTGTCATGGTTGTTGAAGTCCTTGATTCGTGCGGACCGACGGATCTGACGCGGTACATCGAAACTCCCCATGAGGTGTGTGCGCGTACGCGCACGCGTAGGAGTTACGACGTAGTCCGTCCGATCCGTCGGTCGGATGTGTCGACGTGGTGGTCAGTTGTCCGCGTATGGGGTGTAGGCGGGCGTGGCCGGGTGTTTGAGGCCAATGCCACGGAAGCCGCGCAGACCGGCCGTGTTGCGCCATTTCTCGACGCCACGGGTGAGCAGCAAATCGGCAAACCGCTTTTGCGATCCCGTGAACTCGCCAGCGGCTTCGGCCCACTGCTTCCAGTCGTTGAACAACTCGGCGGTCAGCGACTTGGCGTTGGCCTCGCGCACACAGCGTTCGTCCAGCCAGCGACCCAGGGCGTCCTCTGCCTCGAAATACTCCTCCGTCGCGTCCAGCACCTGTTGCGGCGGATCGAGCCGGCCCAGCCGCTGCCAGTCGAGACAGCCCTGAACAGCCCACGCCAGGATGCCGTCGCGTTCTGCCAGCAGCTTCTGCTGCAAGTTCTTGTCACGCCGCTCAGGCGGCACGGTCACCGTGAACGGAATCAAGTGCAAGCGCCGCTTCATTGCCTCGTCGATGTTGCGGATGGCCGGTTTGTGGTTGCCCGCGACGAACAGCTTGAACTGCGGGAAGAACTCGAAGAAGTCCTGGCGCATGAAGCGCGCGGAGATCTTGTCGCCGCCGGTGAGGTTCTTGACCTTGGATTCCGCCCAGCGCCGTCCCTGCTCGGTCTCGATGGCCGCCACGAAGCGCGCGCCTCGCAGGCCCGCCATGTCGGTCGGATGCCGGTCGGCGCGCGTTTCCATGAACGTGTCCATCGCCGCGTTGACCGCGTAGTCGCCCAGGATCGTGGCCAGCGTGTTGACGAACACCGACTTGCCGTTCGCGCCCGTGCCGTACAGGAAGAACAGCGCATGCTCCTGCGTTGACCCGGTCAGCGCGTAGCCTGCCATCCGTTGCAGGTAGGCCTGCAGCTCGGCGTCGCCCCCCGTGACTTCGGCGAGGAACTGCCACCAGGTCGGGCAATCGCCCCCAGGCGTCGCCGTGGTGATCTTGGTCATCCGGTCAGCCCGGTCGTGCGGACGTTGCCTGCCGGTCTTGAGATCAACCACGCCGCCGGGCGTGTTGAGCAGCCACGGGTCTGCGTCCCACTCGCCGGTGGTGGCCGCGTGCCGGCGATCCGCACGCGCCAGCCGTTCCACGCCGCCGACCGTGCCGGATGTCGCCAGTTTGGCAGCGAGCTTCGGGTTGTCGGCGTTGACGGCAGCGTTGCGGCAGACGTTGCGAATCAGGTCCGTGGCCGCCAGCGTGTCCTCGGTGCGCCAACGGTGGCCGTCCCACACCAGCCAGCGGCCCCACGCGGCGACGTAGCGCCAATCGCGGTGGTAGCGCCGGGTGAAGGCCAGTGCCAGCGCGTCTTCGGTACCCCACACCGACTCGTCGCTGCCGATGACCGGCTCCGGATCGCAGGCGACATCGTGCATCTGCAGGCGCGGACCATGGGCGATGAAGGCGGCGATGTCGAAGCCTTCCGCCACGGCGTCCGCCGCATCCCATCCGTCGCCCGCTTCCTCGGGCGGGTACAGGATGTGGCAGGTCTTCGCGCCCGCCGACAGGATGGCCTGAGCCGCGTTGGCTGCGTACTCCCAGCCCGGCTTGTCGCGGTCAGGCCAGATCAGCACGGCCTTGCCGGCCAGAGGCGACCAGTCGGTTTTCTCAACCGGCGCGTTCGCCCCGTGCATGGCCGTGGTGGCGACAATGCCGGCGTCGATCAGGGCCTGGGCGCATTTCTCGCCCTCGACCAGCACGACCTGCGTGGCGGTCGCCAGGCCCGGCTGGTTGTACAGCGGGCGCGGCTCGGGCGGCGTCATCTTGCGGCGCTTGGCGTCCCACGGCCGGAATTCCTTGCCTCGGCCGGGCGGGTCGTAGCGGTACACCACCCCGATCAGCCTGCCGGCTGCGTCCAGGTAGTCCCACTTGGCCGTCTCCGGACCGAGGTCGTCCGTTGGCGGCGCCTTCCGCTTGCGCCGCACCGGCTGCGTGCTGACGAGACCGAGCAGGTCGGCAGCGCGCGCCAGCACCTTCGGGAATTCCGCGTGCACGTCGACACCCAGGGTGCCCGCGATCACTGCGAACACGTCCCCGCCATCACCCGTGGCGCGATCCGTCCACAGGCCGGCCTTCTCGCCGTCGAGCACGATTTCCAGGCTGTCGCCCGGATTGCCCTGGATGTCGCCGATCACGAACTTGTTCCGCCGCTTCTTGCCGGCTGGAAACAGGATGGCCAGCACCGAGTCCAGCCGGTCGAGCAGCAAGCCCCGGATGCGGTCCCGCTCCGCCTCCGCGGATACAGGGCGTGCGACCTCCCGGCCTTGCGGCGGGCTGTCATTGAAGTCGAGCATCGGCGCTCCGTTCTTCCAGTTCGTCAGGGGCCTCCAAGAGATAGCCGGTCTTGACCGCCACCTCGCGAACGAACGCGGAGGTGAGATCGATCAGTCCGGCCACCTGTGCGAGATCATTGCTTCGCAGGAAGCGCTCTGCGTCGTCCTGCACGGACTGGCTCTCCCCATATCGAGCGTCGGCGATGGCCTGACAGAGCACCGCCACGATCAGGCGTTGCTCGGGCATGAGCCCAGTGGTTGGCGCATGGACGTGTCGCAGCAGCAGCTTTTCGACCGCGCGCATGGTCACCAGCGGGCGCGGCCTCTCGGCCCGCTTGGTGCGGCGCGGATCGATGGTGCTGCGGGTTTTGGGACGGTGATTGAAATTCAGCATCTCGGTTACCACGGAATGTCATCTTCCAAGTCGGCGAACGCATCCGCCGACAGTCCTACGGAACGCTTCTGCCCCACCGAGGTGGCCTGGGCACGGGGCGCGTCGAGCGCCATTGCCTCCGTGTACGCGAACACGATGGCCTCGATCACCCGCAGCGCTTCCTCTTCGGTGTAGTGGGCCAGCGGCTTGTCGAAGCCGATCTCGCCGGCCACCTGCCCGAACGGTCGCAGGCATCGGCGCATCGCAGCACGCTGCTGCGCAGTGGTCTCAGGCATATGCGCCTCCCTTGTGAGTGATTCGGACAACGGCGGCTCGGTCTCGCGCCAAGCCCCGTACATGGCGTGGAAGGCATCCTGGCAGCGGCGCGAGCAGAAGGCCCAGTCGGGCGGATGGCGACGCGGATCGCCCACGCGGAAGCGCAGATCCGAGTGCCGGTAGCCACGTGCTTGTTGGCGACAAACCCAGCATTGCACGGTCCCTCCTCACTGCGCCCACGCCGGGCGCGTGAAACCGGCCGCCGGCCGGGGTTGGGCGGCACGTGCCGGTGCCGACGCGGCAGGCGCGTGTGCGCGGCCGACACCGGCATTGGCGGCGTTCGCCGGCGGCGTGTTGCCGGCCATGAGCGCCACATAGTCTTTGTGGTTCGGCTCCACCGCCTGCCGGATCACGTTGCGGGCGTCGCCCCGGCTGTCGAGCTCGATGTCGACACGGCCGATGAATTCCATGCCGTGAAGCTCACCGAAATCGCGGATGCGTCGGGAGAGCTGGGCCGACTCGGTGCTGTCGTCCGGGTGCACGCCACGCGCGGAGTTCAGCGCTGCGCGCACAAACGCACGCCCCATGTTGGCCCACTCGTCGCCCTTGGGCGAATGCAGGCCGATCATCGACCACAGCTTGCGCTTGGCGTACGGCCCTTCGAGGACCACGAATTCGGCGGCGAGATACACACTGCCGGTGTGCTCGGATTCGGTGGCCCAGCCGCCGGTCCAGCCGCGCGACGGATCATCGAAGCCGCCCTGACGAATCGTCATGCGGATCTTGAGCAGCGTGCCCTTGGGGATCAGGTCAAAACCAACTTGCCGGCCGGCGTCATTGAAGTCATTCCAAAACGTCATGGTCTAGTTCTCGGGATTCAGGAAAAGTTCGGTTGCGTCGTGGCGCCGGCCAGCGGCACAGGCTTGCGCGGCGCTGCGGTCTTGGCGATCAACTTGCCCAGGTGCGGCT